TGAATGCTATGATCGGCATAACTCAGTCCGGTTGGTGATTTGTTTTGATTTGGCGATTGATCAGATCGCTCAAACCGGATTGAGTTCCCTTCAGTGATCTACTATTAGGCGCAGTTATTTAGCTACGCCGCCAAACAACGAGCCAAAAACACTACTTGCACCGCTGGCCGCATTCGCTAAAGCCATATTTACCAACACGTTCTGGATGATTTTCAGGACACTGACACCCCAGTCTTTCCAGCTATCAACATTACCGTTCAACATTTCAGTAATGGAACCAACCGCGCCACTCATCGCCGTTTTCATGCCCTGCGATGCCTGAGAAGAATAATCCGTTGCCTCATCCGCCCAATCAGCAAAGCCATCGCGCAACCCTCCCATCCAGTTATTGCGTTGGTCATCCAGTGAAGTGTAATACATCTGTTGGTCGGTCAGACGTTTCGAGATAGCGCTTATTCAGGGCAATGGCACGATTGAAAAATTCATCATCAATTTCACCCGCTTGATGCTGCCGTCGTAGCTCATCGTCTTTCTGGATAAACTCACGGCGAATACTGATCATTTCCTGCATACGCTCACGAACGCGGGAGCCCTCACCAAAACCAATAAGGTTAGCGTCATTAGCTGCTTTAGCGTTGGCGTTGGAATCAATCAGCCCGTTCTCGTATTCAACCGCTTTTTTCCGTATTTCTGCCTGGTCAATCAGGGCAGCATTATGAAGTAATTCCGCTTTATGCTTTGCTGATATCGCTGCCAAATCCCCCTGAGAAGTTCTGTATTTCATTTTAGCCAACTCAGAAGATTGTCCATCCAAGGCGACTTGTTCCTTCATCTGCTCATTAATGCGCTTGTAGGTATCTTCTGTTTTTTGCAGTGATGACCTTTTATTTTTATCCTTCTCTGCCTGCTGAAGATTGTATTCCTCTACAGCATTAGCCTGAATTTTTTCAATTTGAGAATCCTGGCCAGGAGCAATATTACCCGCCGCATCTACCTTCAGCGCCCCGCTCTTCGTTGCATCCTGAATAGCCTTTAATTTTGCACGCTCGATTCCTTCCCTACGTAATAAATCAAGACTCTCTTGCTGCTGTTTAATATATTTTGTATATGCCTCATTCTCTATTTGCTGAGTAACGCTGCCTACTTTCTTACTGTTCAACTCATTCATGAACTGAATGGTTATTGCCATAGCACCTGCAACACCTTCCGCTAATTTATAGGTATCGGCTAATTCGTGCTGTATCTTTTGATAAATAGCAGATGATACAGAAACTTTGTTATTTAACTCATCTTGTAGGCGTGATTGGTTGGCAATGGCATTATTGAGTTGTTCAGTAGCATCTGATACATCGCGGCTTGCCTTTTCATATTCACGTTGGGCTTTAGCCGCATTTACCGCATAACCACCACCATCACCACCAACAGATCTTACGAGTTCATTATACTTCTCCGCTTCTGCCGCAGCGGTTTCTTGAGCATCTTTTAGCTCACTGAGTCTTGTCTTTAACGCATCAATCGAGCTACCAGAATCCGCAATAGCCCCCTTGAGTTGCAGAACATTCATTTCTTTAGACTTGGCAACGATATCATCAAGCGTGCCAGCATACTGAATTGCTGACTGCCTCGCTTGTTCTTGCTGCTGATAAACCGCATACCATGCAGTCGCACCGAGCATGACAATACTAGGAATTCCGCCCAACATTCCGCCGAGAGATTTTAGCCCGCCAAGAGCTAAACTGGATGCCGATGCCAGCCTATTTACAGATGCCTCAGACACTGCCACCGCCCGGTTTGAGTTAATTAATGCAGCATTAGCCGCAATCATTGCGCTACGCTTTACCGTTAAATTCTGCGTGGCAACCATTGATGCGTTAGAACCTTTCGCAACTTGAGTTTCGGCTAGGGCAAGATTGTAAGCAGATACCGCCGCTTCCGCGTCCGCCGCAGCTTTTCTTTGCGTCATTTGCGCGGCGTTAAGTTGAGCAGCAGCCAAGCCGATTTGCTCTTTTCTTGTGCTAATAATTGTCGCCGTCGCGCTGGCAGCGCTCGAAGCCATGCCGCCAAAATACCGCGCAGCACCAACTGCAACTAGTACACCAGCAGCGGTAGCAACACCGTCAATATTATCGGCTAACGAATCCAACGATCCAGATAACGTCGCGGTAACGCGGGAGGTTTCGTTAACGCCACCGACCCATTGCTGAAAAGCGTTTTGCACCTTCGTTACAGAACCACCAACCGTCGCCGGCATCGCTGCGAATTCGTTTTGCATCGCGCCCAGTTGACTGATTAACGCCGGAACAACTTTATCGGCTGTTAATTGCCCCTGATCTGCCATTGCCTTTAGGTCTTTGCGTGCAACCCCCATCCCTGCGGCCAATGCTCGAATAACGCGATCGCCATTTTCATTTACAGCGTTGAATTCTTCCCCGCGCAAAACGCCCTGTGCCAGAGCCTGGCTAAACTGGGTAATAACAGAACTGGATTCCTGAACGCCCGCGCCGGAGAGTTTTAAGCCAGTAGCCAATGCCTCGGTGACTTTTAACGCATCCTGTGACGAGTAACCATATTCACGCATAGAGGCCGCAGAGCGCGCGAACAATCCAGCGTTATCTGCGAACGCCGTTCCGGTGCGCTGGCTAAGCGCCATCAGCGCCGCCTGGTTACTGGTGAAATCCTCGGTAGAGACAGACGCTTGTTTCAGCCGTGCATTAACCTGGTTCCACTGATCGGCGAGATTAATTAATTGCCCAGTAGCAAAACCACCAGCTATTGCCCCAGCCATCCCTGCAGCAGTAGATTTTACCGAGACAAGTTGCGCATTCACCTCCGCCAGCGCCCGGCGACTCTCACGCGCTGCCGCCGCAGCCTGCCGACCGCCGTTCTGCATGGTTTTGTAGTAATCAGATCCCATTCTGGAAGCACGGGAGATCTCTGACTGAAACGATTGTGAGTTAGCGGAAATCTTGATAATCAGTTCTCGCAGCGTTGCCATTTTATTTTCTCTGGGAAATAAAAAACCCTCCGAAGAGGGTATTTGATGTATAAAAAGCTAACCACACATATTTATTACTGGAATAAATACCCATTTTTCTCACACATGGAATACATCGCCCGGATTCCATGCCTAGATGCAGCAGGAAGAATTGAAGAAGAATCTTTAATCTCGCCATCCATTCTCATTAATGTTGCTGCAAATGGAGTAAAACCGGTATATCCGCCGTAGCTATTTTTTGCATTTACCAATCCACAATATGAATCTGGTGCGCCATTTTCGTTTACAGGAGGCAGTCTGAATATGGCACTATCTGGATCTTTTAACTTAGCTTTGACTGACTCCTGTATTATTAGTTTTTCAGTTTCAGAGAGAGGTCTTGTTTTTGTAACAACCACTCTACTTTCTTCATAATTACTTACAGGGACGCAAGCCGATAAAAACATAACGCAGATTGCTACTGAAATGACCTTTTTCATATTTCATCCATATACGTAGTTACATTCAGCAACATCCTACCGCTTGTTGACGCAGGGATCTACTTCCGCTATCTTCTTTTTCACGAGGCGTCGAAACCTCTTCTCAACGCGGACAGAACCAACCCCGTTAGTGTTGGATTTTTTATGCCTGTCATTCAGTGAGCGTACTGCGCGATCACACCCCGAATCAAAGTCGGGAGGGCGACGAATACAACACCCGAAAGGGGAATAAGTCCGCGGTCTCGTTGAGCCGTTTCGAACCTCCCGGCACCACTCCGATAGTGGTAATTCGAAAAAAATCAACGAGGTCATTATGACTACCCAACTCTCCATAGAAAGCCTGTCCGTTATCGCACACAACGGCATACCCGTAATCACCACTGATTTGTTGGCGCAACTTTATGGCACTGACACCGCCCGCATCCGTAACAACTTCGCCAGAAATAAAGAGCGCTTTACTGATGGGAAGCATTACTACAAGCTAACAGATTATGAATTAAGGGATTTTAAGCACAGAGTATCTTTAAGAGACTCTGTGAAAATTCCTGTAAACAGCCGCGCTTTAACCCTCTGGACTCAGCGCGGCGCCGCCCGTCACGCCAAGATGCTCGAAACCGATCAGGCATGGGAGGTATTCGAGAAGCTGGAAGATTGCTATTTCAGCCAACGCGAAAAAGCTATCGAAGAAGCTCCGCGCAAAATTCGCCAATCCACAGCAAAACAATTAATCCCGCTGCGCCAGACTGCCGAACGGCTGATCGCCACCGGGATGGGTAATATTTACCCCGATATATGGAAACTCGTCCACCAGCGTTTTGATGTTGAACACATTCACCAGTTGCCACCCGACCAGATCGGGGAAGCGATCGACTATCTTGAGGGGCTGGAAGGCGAGTGGATAGGCAAACAGAAACAAGCTGTATCCTTGCCAATATCCTACCCTATGGAATACTTCGACCAGTTCAAGTGGATGATGGGGCAAAAGGCATTTAGTGCGCCATGGAACTACCCGGCAAACATGCTGATCCCTAACGGTGATTACCCTAACCCATTGGCCCATCTGCTTCACGACCTCAGAAAAGCCGGTTATCAGGTAGAGGCTGCACAATTTCAGCTATTAGCCTTACAGCACCACCTTGAAATGTTTAGGCACAAGGTCGATAGAGTAGAACGGGCGATTAGGTAATGTTTGTGGCGCAGGGATGCGCCTTAACTCGCCGCCATAGAAAGAAATGCCTCCAGATTGCCAAACGGATCGATGTCTTCTTCTTCCTTGCCTGACCAGTCCAGCATGGCATCAGTAAGCGCCACTTTTACGCCCTGGGCGCCATATACGGCACTGACGATCTGCGCGGCCTGAATATCCCCTCGCGTATCGCCGATCGGGGAAAGTTTGTCATACTCAATCCACATCCGTAGCTCACTGGCGGTCATTTCCCGCCGCAGTTCTGACAGCGTGCGCCCCATTCTGAGCGCCAGCGCCATCAAAAACTGCATACCGGGCTGAGTTACTTTTTTTTAGCGGCCTCAGTATCGTTGATAATGTCCAACGCCTGCCGTAATAGCCGGCTATGCACGGGGCCGTAAACGCTTTCCACTTCTTCGACATCATCAACATCGAATACCGGATCGCCGCTTTCATCACGCAAAATATCGACAAACAACGTTGCATCTGCGTGAAGATTGCGGCGGGCGCGTTCTGACACAGACAGGGATTCGCTGTCTTCATCAGTTTTTACCGCATCCTGCCAGCGCAGCCAGGCTTCAGCGGAGGGTTCACGCAGAATGACTTTTACGCCATCCCATTCCGGCACCTCGATAGCCTTCGTGAGAAACCCCGATCCCGGCGCCAGCGCCAACGCTTTAATGCTTTTATTTGACATTATTTATTAACCCCCGTTACCTGCCGGCGCATTGATTGGTGTCGGTTTACCTTTCAGGCGCAGAGAGAACGTAGCGGCTACTACACCGTTTGTGCCTGATGACCAGGTGTGTTGGCGCACTTCGGCCAAAACCTGAAATCCGTTACCAGAAGGGAAAATGAACTGGAATGCATAGGTCGTGTCGTTATCGTATGCATCGCGTAGAGCGTCCTGCGCCGCATTGCGATAGAAATTGCCTGAGAGGGACATTTCAGACTGAGCGGGCAGGCCGTTAATATTCTCCTGCTCAGTTGAGCAAAGCGTTGTGACGTCAATATCCTGTTTTTGCCCCCCAGTGAACTGAGCTTCTTTCAGTGTGCAGTGCAGATCGAGATACGTTGCTGTTTCAGCGGTTTCCGCTGTTGCAGGAGCGGACGAAATCTTGATCTGCGTCCCTTGTGATTTTTCATAAAGTGCCGCCATTTCATTTTCTCCAGACGTAAAAAACCCGCTCAATGGCGGGTTGTGATGATGATGGTGTATGAGTTAGTCGACGAACTGTAGCTCTGCTGTAGCTCGGTATAGTGCTGTTTCTGTGTCGTGTCCTTGCGTCAGCATCTGATTGCCAGGACTGAGCGACGATAGTGCTGCGATGACATCGCCACGAATTTCACGCGCATGCGCGATGGTTTTCGCGTAAACATCAAACTGAACGGATGATGTTGTTTCTGCTGGGCCACACAGCACATCAGCAGACGGCTGGGATATAAAAGAGAACACAACCCACGGCGGCGAAATTGCTGGCTCACCCTCGCTGTTTAGTGGAACGACATACGGATAAACATTACCGCCAGCCAACGCGGAGATTAGCGGGTAAATGTCGGTTTCGGTCATTTACTCAATACCTCGTCGATAGCGCGATTGGCTCGCGTAATGGCGGCATTCGCGGCCTCTTCCTGCCGGGCGTCGAACGCTGGGCGCACAAACGGATGCGCTGGGGCCTTGATCGTTCCCATCTCAACGAATCGCCAGTAAAACGCATTGCGCGGGTTGTCCGCCTTCATTGTGTTATCGCTGTTACCCGTTCGGGGATTAACACCGCGAATGTGTACGCCGGATGAGATTTCACCTTTTCGCCGTGACTTTTGAGTCAGCACCACAACGTTTTTACGCATTTTCCCGGTACGAACGGGAGCACGGTCGATAACCTCTTCTTTCAGAACCTCAGCCCCAGCGCGAGTAGCATCACGCAGCACCTTGTTGTTTTCCGCCCGACTCAGCTTTTCCAAATCCCTGGCGATGTCGTTCAGGCCGGAAAAATCGAGGCCAAAATCAATCACGTTTCACCCCCAGCTTACACAATATTTCCAGTCGAGTGCATTTACCGTCCGGGATCGGCGGGCCGATAATATCCAGCATTAATCCGGCAAATGGGCCATTGAGACAGAGCAAGCGGGATACCGCCGAAACATCACGGCGAAACCTCATCCATACCCGGATTGTTGCCTCGGCAGATACCGCACCAGCGGCTACTAACTCGCGGCCACTGATCGGGGCGACTTCGGCCCATACCGTAGCACCATCACTCCATGACTCGATCGGCTGGCCACCAGCATCGCGGGTTGTTGTGAAGTTCTGGATGATGACGCGGTGGCGTAGTCTTCCTGCTCTCATAAAACCTCACAAGCCATAAATTCGATATGGCTGTAACAATGATTCTGTCGCGAAAGGAATGGCGCTGGTTATGTTCCCAATATTTACGGACTCCCGGTTTTCATACCAGTGTCCAATCAACAACAGCATTGCTACCTGAACATCTGCCGTTGGCAGGAGGTGATCCTCATCCTCTGCGTAACCGTCCGCCTCTTCATTCTCATAAAGTTTGCGGCGCGTATATGTTTCGACATACCTCACTGCCGCACTGATATAGGCGTTCAGCAATGTGTCTTCATCATTGCCGGATTCAACGCGGCAGTGCTGTTTAACCAAGTCGATATCCAGCATGGCGCACCTTATTTTTTTGCCTTTTTCGGCTGTTCAGGCTGTTCAGGCTGTTCAGGCTGTTCAGGCTGTTCAGGCTGTTCAGGCTGTTCAGCAGGATTATCCGCGATAATCTGTTTTGCGTAGCCTTTTGCAATTAACTCACGTCCATGTTGCTCCTGAGTTTCAAACTCAACACCTTCAACGACTACTGTTCCCTGATAGTAGATAGGCTTGTTAGCAATCAGTTTCATATTTTTGTCCCATAGAAAAGCGGCCCGAAGGCCGCTACGCGAAGAGGTTAACTGGATTAGCCGCCGTTGACAGCAGGTACGGTAAACGTTCCATAAACGAACGCTTCAGGACGCTTAACGGCCAAAGCTAAGCGCTCTTCACAACGAATCGAAATCATGTTCTTCTCGAAGTCGTCGGCGTTCTCGGTTGAGATAACCACATTAGCATCTTCACGATCGAACAGTTGAGCAGCAGCATTGAACGCACCAGTCAGGAATTTACCCTGGAATGCCGCTGTTTCAGTAGCAACAACAGGCAGTCCCCAGAGAGTAGGCCCAGTCAGCGCTGACGGATTAGCGAGGATGTAGCGCCCCAGCGTATCTTTCGTCAGTTCGATTTTCGCCCAATCAATGAAGTGCAGAACGTGTCCAGACGCCGGGAATCGCGCCAATTGCGCTTGCAGCATCGCCAGACGCAGATCATCAATTCCGTTTTGCTGTTCAACAGCAAAAGCAGCGCTGAATGCTGTAGCCTGGGGAATAATGCCGTGCAAATGTACACCGGTGCCGTCACCAAACAGGATTTCCTGTTCTTCGACGTATTTCAGGCCGTAACGCATTTCCGCATCGATCGTGGATTGCAGTTGTGCAAAATCGTCCAGGATCTGTTTAGACGCCTTGAACATATGGGCGACCGTCGTCACTGGCGTAATTTTGGTGGCAAACTCAATGTTGCTGTACGGTTTGGCCGTGCCTTCCGGCACCACAGCGGCGTTATTGGTGAACCCGGTTTGTTGCACCCAGAAAATGGCCGGGGAACTGGTTTTTCCTGGTGCAATCAGATCACGGATGAAAAGGCGTTGTTTCGGTGCCGTATCAATGCCAGGCAAGCGTTGCGGCTCAACAACACCATCTGCAACATCGGTAGACAGTAACGCGGCATTTACCGGGATGCTGACGCGTTTGCCACCCTCAACACTGGCGGCAAACGTTTTGAGCGCCTCAGAACTGACTACGATATTACCGACTGTTTCCACGACAGCTTTTGCATTCGTCAGCGGCATTTGTGCCACATGTTGCTCCAGTTCACCCAGTGCAGCCTTCAGCGTTTTTTCAGCAGCGACCAGCGCATTAAATTCAGAGGCCATCTTGTCAACAGCAGCTTTAGTCTCTTCAGACAATTTGCCGGATTTTTTGGCTTCACCCAGGGCTTCTTCTGCTTTCGCATTGAATTTGCCGGTTGCCTCTTCAATGCTGGCCGTGACCTTTTTAAGAATATCGTTAACTTCAGACATAATTTCTCCAGATTATTGGCACGCCGATACCAGACCACTTAACGCCGTGTCCAGATCAGCAAGAATTTCAGGTTTGATTTCACGGGCAGCGCTCGGCGTGCCTTCATGTTCTGCGGTAGCGCTCGACATACCGCTTGTTAAAGATTTGATGAGTCGGCGTCGCTCTGATCGTGGTGTGTTCGCTTTTGCCAGTAACGCATCGAGTTTGCGCAGCGCCGCGGCTGGAGAATCATCCCCATCAGAAACCGCGTCCGCAGAAAGCAGGCTGTCAGCCAGCCCCTTTTTCACTGCATCACTACCGCCGATATAGCTTTCCGCATCCATCAACTTCAACACGGTGTCGATATCCAGACCGGAACGCGCCGCGTAGATATCAGCCATCGCGTTATCAAATGGCGTCAGATAATCCGCCAGTTCAGCAAAGTCGTGTCTATTTCCCATCGCGACAATCCAGCAGTTATGGATCATTAGAAAAGCGCCACGCCCTATCTGAATTTCATCCCCAGCCATCGCAATGATTGATGCAGCACTGGCAGCAATACCCAGCACCTTGACCGTTACTGTTCCCTGGTATTCACGCAATAGGTTGTAAATCGCCAGCCCTTCAAACATATCTCCGCCAGGGGAATTAATGTTTATGGTGACATCAGCGCCATTCATTGCTCGCAAGGCGCCAGCAATGCGTTTTGCGGTTACTCCCTCATCCCAATAATCACGACCGATCACGTCAAAAACAGAAATCGAGTTATCATCGCTTGTTGCAGCACGGATACCACCATTCCAGCGCTCAAGGGCTGACGGGAGCGCCTCGCAGGTAACACCCGCACAGGGGCGACCCACCGGCGCTGCCGGAAGTTGTTTTTTTGTCATGGGTAAATAGCTCCTACGCCGCCTGTTTAAGCGGCGATTGCTCGAAGGGAATATCGGGGAATACGTGATTATGTAACTGCTTCAGTGCAACGGCCTGAGCAGCCAGGTTGCCGTTTTTAAGGTCTTCCAGCGGCGTTAGGTTCAGTTGAACCGTATAGATATCTCCGCCATCAATAGGAGGAAGATTTTCCAGCCTGCGCACATCATTGCGCGACATCCAACCGTTCTGGAGCGCACTGGTATAGTAAGACGCTCGACCGGCACTATCGGCACTATCGGCACGCAGCAATCCTTCAACGGAAAATTCAGCAAACAGGTCTTCATCACCACCCAGCAAGCAGCGAGCGATTTCCTGCTCAATATTTACGAGCAATGGACGCAGGGTATGCGTGAGAAACAGCAGGTTCATCCCCTCCAGGCTGGACGCCCAACTGCTTTGCTTTGTGGTATGACCAACCATAAACGGCGGCACGCGGAACCACCGGCAGATTTCTTCAATGCTGAACGATCGGCTTTCCAGAAGTTGAGCGGCTTCCGGGTTCATTGTGACGTTTTGATATGTTAGTTCGTTTTCCAGAACCATCAACTTGCCCGCATTCGTTGAGCCGGTAAATTTTTGCAAGTTTTTACGTAAGCGCTCTCGTTGTTCTTTGGATAACGCCGCCTTTGATGACAGAAACCCCGTACTCTGCAATCCGTTCTCAAAAATCTTTGCGGCGACCTCATCAACAGACATAGCAGCACCGAATACATCAACCCCCGCCATCGTCGGCATCATGCCGCAAACGCCATCAAGACCAAACCCACGAATATGCATAAGGCGATCAGGAAGAATATCTCGCTGTTTGCCATTTTCGGTGTAGGTGTATTGCAATCGGCCATTATCCAGTCGCTTTACCACCATGTTCTGAGGTAATAAAGGAACCAGAGAAACCAACTTACTCCCTATGAATAGCTTTTCGACGAATGCGTTGCCGCGTAAGCAGATACTGGCCACAACCAGCAGCATGAACCGCGATGGCGTCATTTCTGGATTCGGGCGACGACACAACACCTGGTAAGCCATGTTGCCCTGGGCAAGTTTGCGTGAACCATCAGGTTGCCGCTCATAAATTTTTAGCGGTAACGTTGACACTGACTCGCTCAATAACCGCACACACGCCCAGACAGCGGACAGACGCATAACCTTTTCTGCCGTAACGGTCTTACCGCTGCTGCTGGTGCCGAACCATTCCTGCCAGAATGTTCCATTGGTAAGACTGACTGGCACGCCCAGCCAATTTAAAAGGGCGCTCTTTACGCGCCCTGGTTGTTTATTCTTTGCCATCAGATACCCACTATGATCGGATCATCAAAAAAACCCTCTACATCACCATCGTCAGGCTCGTAACCTTCCGCCGCTCCAATAGCCATTGCTGATGCCACCACGCCATCGATACGGCCAGTGCTTTTCTTTTTGGCAAAGATTCGGTTCTCTTTTTGGTCAGCTTCTGTGACTGCGGCTGACGCATTCCAGCGGAGACACGGATTCACTCTGATAATAATTTCCCGGTCATCCAGCAGTTGCTCGAACAACTCTATAGAGTGTGGCATCCACAACCCTGAATCCTGCGCTTTGTAGTAACCTTGACCGTGGGGAATAAGCGGGACGGAAACCTCCGCCTCTTCCAGTTCCGGCTCCAGATATTTGATCCGGTACTGATCGAATGCCACGGCCCGGATAAAAAATTGTTGTGCCAGGTCAGCCATTCTCTGAGCAACAAAACCGTATTTCACCGCCTTGCCGGGCGTGGTGTGAATATAACCCTTGCGTTCCCATGCGTCGTATGTAGTGGTCAACTAAAACTGGCCACGGGTTTAGAGTTTTTCCAGAATCGATTTTCCGATTCGTTTGGGGGTAATCCACCGTTATAGTCGTGTGGTCTGATCGTGCTGTAATATCCCACGATA